GTAGTTCAAAAGGGTTTTTATTAGACATAATATTTCTCCTGTGTCTGTGTTGTGTGATTGTGGACTAACCGTTGATCCACACGGATGTATTAAGGCATCACCCTATTCGTGTTCACCACCAGCGCCTCTACCAAATCCACCAAAATATTCTGGTTTACGTTTAGCAGTTTCAAATGTTGCAACAGTAATCACAATCGCACCAAGTAATAGAGTATGGGCAACGATATTAATACCAACCCATGCCCATGTACCTGTCACCACTGTGAATACAATCACCCACATCCACGCCAGTACTTGCATAATCATATGTCTAGTACCAGTGTGTGGAATCGCACTAAGTGGATTGTACTCCGAATTCATAACAGCATTCCAACTGTCTACAATAAAACTTCTCACTGGATAAACTCCTTTTTCAAATGTTACCTTTAGGGGATAATGTGCATCAACTACATCTTTGAAATCAATAGCGTCATACACATCATTGAAGTATTGAACTACTTTTCTTTCCCTAAAATAACCTGTCACTCTATACATACCAACTCCATAATTAAGTGGTGAGTATTCTGTTGCTAGGAACTCACCGAACCCCGAATAATTATGCTGCTAGAGCATAACCTTCATTTGCAAAATTGTCGTTTGCGTTTAGTTTTTTTGGACTATTAGGCATCCATCCCACAGTTCTACTCTTACCTATCCCCATCAGTCGATCCTATTTCGCCCCCATCATAAACACTTCAAACAATGCACCGATTAACAATACTATTAATCCATATTGTACAAATCTTAACAGCAAATAAGTTACTACATCGTGCATTTTTCTATCCCAAGTGTTTATGGTGGAGGCGGGCGGTACTGCCCCGCCGTCCTGTCTAGTATTCGGTTTGTATCAACAAACTGTATTATATTTATACCATAGTGGTATTCAAATGTCAAGTAGTATTTGGAATTAACATCTGCATTAATTCATCTTCATCGACATTTGGATCGAAACCATCGCCAATGTTAATGACGCAAGTTTCAGTTTTATCAGTTTCAATCCACATCCATCTACCATCATCTTGATTGATATAGAATATCGCTGGCATCGGCATCTTATTACCCGATTGAGTCATAATAGTTGCCACCCCTGTAAACAGGGGTTTTAGGTTATTGGGCCCAATGTATGCGTTGTACACTTCTGTGAATGTGCCACATTGAATTGGTTTTTGTCTTAGTTGTGGTTCTGCGAAAGCGGTACTACTAAACAGGAGCGCCGATAACGTCAGGGCCTTCATCAAGTTTTTCATTTTCTTTTTCCCATTGTTCTGTGAACATATCAATGGTTTCAATAAGAGGTTCTAGATAGTCGTGTTTTTCTCTTACGAATTCTTGAACTAGTCCATCTTCTGTTACCACGAGAATGACGATCTGATTGATTTCGATTCCTGTACGCTCTTCAAACATCTCTGCATAGGCAGACGCCTGCATATAATATTCAAAGTTGTAATCGTCCTTGCGTTCTGAACGTGAAGTCTTGAAGTCAATGATAGACGGCACACCATTCCATTCGGCGATGCAATCTACTCGACCAGCAAGACGATATTTCTCACTCCACAAACCACATTCTTGTGCGAAAATATTATTTATACTTTTTTCCAGAGTTGGTTTTAGTTGTGAGAACAAACACCAAGGCAAGAACGATTGTTCTTCTTTGATAACCTCTTTATTGTTGAGGAAGTCCTCACACATATGGTGAACGGCAGTTCCACGAGATGCAGCAGTACGCATAATGTGATTCGCAACATCGTTGCCCACACGATTACGCCACTCTTGCAATCCTTTTTGTTTCTCTTTACGAGCACCTAGTACGGTAGTAATAGATGGATACAATCCTGTTGGTGTAACATAGAATCGCTTTCGATTTACGGTTTTTGTAGATACCTCTGGTATATCCACACTTACATGATTAAACATAATATAGTCCTTTTGTTGTTAAACTTTTTTACCACCACGGCGCCACTGTTCAGCGGCAGGAACACGAATAAACCTCTTATTCGTTTCGTTCTTGTTTGGGTTGGGAATAGTCAACATGACATTCTTACCCCTCATAAATGCAGCGAGTTGATTATCTAACCGCTCGGTACTCTGCATATAATCTCTACGAGTTGCTTTCACAATATCTCGTGCGACACATCTGCGTTCCCCTTTGGAAGTCTGGTGTGCCCTTGATTTCTTTTTACCCATCTTCTTGTTCTTTCTTAATCTTACTGATAAGGTATTCTTTCACCATACCAGAGCGAACAATATCGCCCAATGTAAATTCAATATTTGAGAATGACTGCATACCTCTAAGAATACTCATAAAGTGTTTGATGCCTTCTTTCTCTACACTCTTCTGCAAGTCACTCTGGAAGAAATCCCCACAGAACATAATCTTTGAATCCATACCGACACGAGTAATGATTGTGTCCAGTTCATGGAAGTTTAGATTCTGTGCCTCATCCACAATGATGATTGCATTATCTAATGTTATACCACGCAAAAAGGAAGTTGTCAAGAACATTAGTGAACCTTGGTTCTTTAATCTGTCATACAACAGACTAAACGCTTGTTCATTAGGTTGTTCAAACATGAACTTCACCATATTCTGGTAAGGTACTTGAAACAATGCTGTCTTATCTTCTTCAATTAAATGCCGATTCATTAGGTTGTTCAAACATGAACTTCACCATATTCTGGTAAGGTACTTGAAACAATGCTGTCTTATCTTCTTCATCGCCCGGCAAGAAACCAATCTCACGAGTAGGAACTGCACTACGAACAATGTATACTGTATCATATTTCGATTCATTTCTTAGTACCTCTTCTAGTGCCATATACAACGTGATAAAGGTTTTACCTGTACCAGCGGCACCGTATAGAAAAAGGTTCTTACCAAGTTTGTAGTCAGCAAATGCTTTCTTCTGATTATCTGTTACTGCACTGACAGATACCATATTGTCAATGCGAATATCTTTTGCTTTTGCCATTATTTACTTCTCCACTTTTTACGATGCTTTTCAACGATTGCATCGGTCTTTGCTTGTTTAATAGTTTTCTTACCGTACCGATCTGCAAGTGGACTATTTGGATGTGCTTCTGCTGCTTTAGAAAATACCTCATCTAAACCACCGCCTGGTTTTACACCACCGCTACCAATTCCACCCACAATATTGGGTGCAGTAATAACTCTTGTTAAATTGGGATTGTTTTTTGTGAACTGGTCTAAGTCTTTCCAACTCATCATGTGAGTTGTCACCTCACCAGTTTTATCATCCCGAAAATCATAATTTGGCATATTATTCCTGTATATTCAGTTGTTTTTTCAAATTCTCAATTTCTTTGAGTAGTTCTGTATTTCTATTTAGTACTTTATAGTACGCCTGTGTTTGCTGATGAGCATCCATCTTATGCAACTCAATCTCTTTTTTGAGCATAACAATCTCTGCTCTCAAACTTGGGTTCTCGTAATTCCAATAGTCCGACTTTGCCTTACTACCGTCATATTCATGCGACATGGTTCACCTCATACCAAAAAGGGGCACCCCTTTTCTTCCATTTAGCAAGATGCTGTTTATACTTTATATAGTAATCCTTATAACTCTTGATTGACGATTCATTCTTTACGTCATCAGGCATCGCTGGGAATGGTTCACAGAACCCACTGTCATACATATGTTTAGGTGGTGTCGCTAGAACCTCATGCAGTTTACGGTAACTTTCGTGTGACGCATTCTTTTCGTATCTCCACATGAACTCTGTATTCAGTTCAGTCCACATATCATACAACCACAAATAATTCTGTTTCGATTTACGAGTCCAGATACCACTAGGATGATTGATATGTGATGCTTTGTATAGAGTTGTTTCCATAACATCATCATCTAAACGCCACCGTTTGATACGTCTACCATTCTTTGTTCTGTCATAGTATTCTGTACCATCAAGCACACGATGTGCAGTAGACATCAATTGAGCGTACTCAATAATCATTTTACTACAATGACTGTCGTTGTGCATCTGGGCACAAACCCTTGCATCGTTGTTTAGATAAAATATGTTCATTCAGCTTTCTCCCACCTGTAAAAGATATGATCTTCAATCTCTATGGTTTTGGTTTTAGTCTTTGCCCACGCTGGTGATACATAGTCTGCATGATAATGTGTTGCACCTTGTGTTACATCCATTACCTTTATTGTACCATCAACTAACCCTAATGTAAAGTCAAAAATATCAGAAAATGTTGTCATGTCGTGAATACGATCTGATTTACCATCACAATACCAACTGAACTGACAGCGGTGACGTACAGGAATCATTTCACCTGTACCCTTCCAACTAGGGCGATGAGGCCCTTCACGAACCACCTCGCAAATAGTATTTGGGAAACGTGGGTCTTTGACACGATTCATTGTCACAGACATCACTGCCATTTGTCCAGCGGCGGGTTGGTTTCGTGCCTCGTGATATACATTCTCTGCGAGACAATACGCCTGATCAGTCTGCCAATCATCCACAGTTTGGTCTGGTAGATCGGCAGCAGCTGGTGATATAGACGTAATAATCGAAACAAGTAGTTCTTTTAACATTATTGTGAAAGTACCTTCATGTTGTTTTCTGATTCGATGGCATCATTCTCATGTTGCTCATCAACTGAGTTATCAAGTTCCTGCCACGCTTTGGTAGAACGAATCTTTGATAGAAGCATCCTATCCTTACGGAGTCGGTTCATAATAATCTTGTTTGCTTCCTTATCGGAATACTCCAAGAGTACATATGCACGATACTTTGGGCCATTAGAAACAACTTCTGTTTCCGACACTTTGTATCCAGCAACGTCCACATCTGCAATGATGTTCTTGGTTGCTTTTTCTACTTCTGACATCACTGATGCAGTTTCTTCATTACCAATCTTTGCAACGAAAGATTTGGTTTGAGAACGAACACGACCATTGATTCTATCAGCGAGTGTAGTCTTTGCATTCAATACCGCAAGATCAATAGACAACTGTAAATCAGTAGTTGCTGCTGTTCCTGTGGAATAGATTGCAGTTTCGTTTTCTGGCATCTTCTTGAACCAATCGGGCATAACCTCAATCTGTTCATTTACTACCTTTGATTTGTAGACATATGTTTCTGCGTCTACTACAGCATTTGGTGGAACAGTCATTGCTGTCTCCACTACTTTATTGGAACTGCAAGCACCAAGCATTGCAACCGCTCCAAGTAAAATGACCTTCTTCATTATATCAAACCCCTTCCAGTAAGTTTACTAAGTCATCACGAATGCCAGTCTCTACAAAAATATCAGAGAGTACTGACCCTATCTGTGGGTAATATGTTACGAGAACAACACCCAACACAATTCCTATTAAAATCTTCATCATCAATAACAGTCCGTTCCGCCTGTCACCCAATTTGCATAACATTTGCCTGGCGTTCTACCATCGGCAAACCCAATTGTGAAACCACCAATCGTGATAGTTTTTTTACTACTTGGTATATAACTTACCACATTATTGGTACTGCTGTCAACAAGTTTTCTAGAAATAACTCTTTCAGTTACAACTGGTGTACCTTCTTGAATAACTGGCGTACTCTCTTGGATAGTTACTGTTTCTGTGGGCGCCTCTGCAACAACAGGTTTATCTTGGATTGAACAATTCATTTCAGTCTTAGCAGATAGTATCTCTGGGGATACTTCTGAAATAACCGACTTCTTAGCGTTTACTGTGGCGTTATCACAAGCATCATTCTCACTCATGTCAGGCCCAAACACATAAGAACCCTCAGCGGGGTAGGTCTGTCCGTTAATAGTAACATCCATAGTCATCATACACTTACGAGTGTCCTCAACATATGGAAAAACCTTCCTGTCAATATTTGAAGTCTTTTCGATTTGTTGTGTCCAATTCGTCTGTACATCCTTGACGTAATCACACGGCGAATCTGCAACTGCATAGTTACAACTTGCAAGTCCTAGAATACCAATTGTTCCAATAACAACTTTTACCATTTCCATTCTCCTATTCCGTCAGTGGGGCAACCACCTATCGTTCTCAGATAACACTGCTTATGTAGGTTAGCGGCGAGTTCGATAGTTGATGTGCATCCACTTAACATTATAACAACTATTATACTAGTAAGGAATTGAATCATCAATCTCGTATCCAACAAGATTCTGAGACACAGATTTATTCCAATCCCAAGAAGCACCGTTTTGTTCTTCGGCGTTCTCAATCACCTCACTGGCATACGAACCGAATGACCATCCGAACTCTTCGATTGCCTTTTCGATGATTACCTTTGGTGGTTCAAGTGCCACTCCATCAGCAGTGTAGAAGTCATACACAAATTCTTCTACGTCCATCATAATACTTTTCACTTTACCCATTATATTTTCTCCCCTTCAAGAGTTTCAAAACCACACGGAGCAACAACATATTTCTCCGTACCAACTAGAACTTGGTCACCAACTGAGGTAGAGCGTAAACCCAAACCTTCTGAGACATCACCCATAACAGTAACGTCATCGTTACCATCCTCTGGCATCTTCAATGACCAACTGTCAAAGATGTTCTGTGTCCAACGATATGCATATTCAAGTTTCTCACTCAAAGTCATATCCTCTTTCACGTTTACAAACGCAACGGTTGATGGCGAATCCTCAAACGCTGTGTGAATAACTGCAACTTGTTCCATAACTTTTTTTCCTTTCATTCTCATCTTACATAGCTACTATAACAGACTGTCAACACTTTGTCAAGTAGTTTTATAGTATTTTTTGTACAGGTAATCTAACCTTTTTATCTCTGGATGCTTTCTAATCCACATTCCTGTACATGGTTCAAACTGTGTCTTGAAAAAATTATCCATCTTTTCATTACCAGTTTTCTCATTTGGATTTATCTCCAAACTCAATTCATCATATTGATGATCTGTCATAATACTGTCGCCTAGAAACTCATAGGCATAAGCAGCGACTGACAGTTTGATTCTGTTTTTTATTTCCTTAGAGTACATCTGCATCCCATACTAATTGAGCAAGTTTGTCTTGCATCTTATATGCTTCCTTTTCCCAAGGTAAATCATAATATGGAGTTTTGGGGGCAATCTTTTTACCCTTCCATTTCACACCATAACCACAAGTCTCTTTTCTTGCAAACTGTTTTACATGAACCATCTCGTGACAAATAGTAGTAACGAAATCTTTCAGTGTCAATTTGTTGTGTACGTCAATCGTAAAGTCACGATTCGTATCTTCCATCATACACCAACCAACAGCGTCACCTGTCAACTTTTTAATATTGACAGTAATGAATAATGTTCTCATGCGAGGCATAAGAGCGTTAATCATCTCATTAACAGTCTTTTCAGCAACCTGTTTTTGAAACTTGTTTCCACCAATGACTTCAATAAAGTTCATAACTATCCTTTCTTAACCTTACATATAGATCATACCTGTTTTAATAACAAATGTCAAGAGAAAAATANAAAAAAAAATCCTTGAAAAACAAGGACTTATGAAATAATTTGAAAAAAGTTGGAGCGGATAGACGGAATCGAACCATCGTCATTAGATTGGAAATCTAAGGTAATACCATTATACGATATCCGCTTAGGAAATG